AAGATCAAAACCGAGCGTGACAATATCGAAGCCGCAAGAAAAGCTCTGAAGCAGATGGACGCACAGGTTGATGAGAAGTTAAGTAGAACAACAGATGACCGGGGTGCAGAACGTGCAGTACAAATCCGTAGAGCACAGGCCAAAGAAAGAAACACTCTCCAAAACGAAATATCCTCCGCACAGAAAAAGATTAGCTCACTACAAGAACAGCGAGCTCCTATAGCTAGTCAAGCACGTAAAGTAGAAGCAGAAGTTGGTCCAATCAAATATATTGCGGCTTTAATCTATGGTGATAATCCAGATGCCAACCTATTAGAACATGCAGTGCGTTGGGTGATCATCTTAATCGTCCTAGTATTTGATCCACTTGCTTTAGTTTTAATCTTAGCCGCTGATCAAACATTTGCTTGGCATAGAGAAGATAAGAAGAAACGAGAAGGGTGGAGCCAAGTTTGGCAACCTAACAGTGAGAATCCTTGGCGCGATGAAGAACAAGATACAAAAGATTTCTTTGCCCGCGGAAAAGAGCTAGCCAACGCCATTGATGCTAATGATGGTAAGTTTCCAGAACCCGCATATGAACCAGATGATGGTCCATTGACTGATGCACAACTAGATAAAATACAAGAACTGGCTGATCAACAGATCGCAGAAGAACAAACAAAAAATGCCACACTCACACGCGAACTTGAGGCAGTTAAAGCTACAGCTGAAAACCTAAAAAAAAAGTTCGTGAGCTGGATCAAAGACCCCCTAAAGAAAAAATCGTAATACAGGAAGTCATCAAAGAAGTTCCTGTTGAAGTAATCAAAGAAGTCATAGTAGAACGTCCCGTTGAAGTTATTAAAGAAGTATTCGTCGATAGGCCAGTTGAAGTTATCAAAGAAATATTTGTTGATAGATTAATTGAAGTTGCTCCACCGGCCGATATTCCATATGCTGATCCACCACCATTGAGAGGATTCCAAGCACCAGCCACAGATGAAGAACCTATAAATCCCATACCTAAAGCTGTGATTATAAATGAAAATCCTAATCAAATAATCATACCAGATTTCAGCATCGGTGCAGAAGAAGCTAGTCCAGTTAATGCTAGCTTTGGTGATACCTTTCCAACTAATCCAAATAAAGGTGACATGTATTTACGTGTAGACATGTTGCCTAGCAAACTGTTCAAATGGAATGAAAAGAAATGGATAGAAGTAGACAAAACCAAGACTGATAGTTTTACCTATGATCGCGCATATATACAACATCTGATAGAGAAAATCGACACGGGCGAATACGATGTTGATTTACTCACAGACACAGAAAGTGAACAAATTAAGGAATATTTAAATGATCAATCAAAATAGTAGATTTATTACCTATCCTAGCACAGTAGATAAGATCCGTGACACGGTAATAGTAATAGATATTAAACCAGCAGATTTTATCGTCCTAACCGATTTCTTAAAATCTACTGATAGTGACTTTGATGTTTATCTATATGATGGTGAATCGCATGATTTAGAATGGTTAAATCATGTGACTAAAGACTGTGATCATGTGCTGATAGATGACGCAAGCCAAGTTCGTATCTCACCAGAATCTACCAATGTTCGATATGGTCCTGGATTAGAATACCAAACACCCTACGGTTACTTTACCAAATTAGTTGACGATCTTGCTGAATTAAGTGTATAATAACATAAATAATATACTAATATAATCAAGGAAAGGCAACATTGGCATACGATAATCCATTGAAAGGCAGCACTGTTTACGTTAAGAACGAAAACGTAGAACAGGCTATGCGTAAGTTTAAGAAAAAGATACAGGACAGTGGTTTGTTACTAGATATGCGTGGTCGTGAGCACTACGAAAAACCTACTACCAAACGTAAACGCAAAGCTAGTGCGGCCAAAAACCGTTGGCAAAAGAAACTACAGAGCCAACAGTTGCCCAAGAAGTTATATTAGTATATAATAAAGTTTTAAAGAAATAAATAATTGTATAGAGTGCCGTAAAGGGCTTTATATTTTAGATCTTGCTTAATTAAAGGAGAAACTATATGTCTAAGATCATCGGTATCGACTTAGGTACAACCAACTCTTGTGTTGCTATCCTAGAAAACAACAAACCCAAAGTAATCGAAAACAATGAAGGTGCTCGTACTACACCTAGTATCGTTGCCTATGGCGATGAGATTTTAGTTGGCGCGCCAGCAAAAAGACAGGCAGTCACTAACCCAAAGAAAACTATCTATGCGGCTAAACGATTAATTGGTCGTAAGTTTGACGAAAAAGAAGTACAAAAAGATATTGGCCTGATGCCTTATGAAATCGTTAAAAACAAAAACGGTGACGCATGGGTTAAGATTGATGACAAAGAACTAGCACCACCACAGATTTCAGCAGAGGTCTTGATAAAAATGAAAAAGACTGCTGAAGACTATCTTGGCCATGAAGTAACTCAAGCAGTTATCACAGTTCCTGCGTACTTTAACGACAGCCAAAGACAAGCTACAAAGGATGCTGGAAAAATCGCAGGCCTGGAAGTACTTCGTATTATTAACGAGCCTACTGCGGCGGCCTTGGCGTTTGGTATGGACAAAGCTGATAAGCGAGATAAGAAAATCGCAGTGTATGACCTAGGTGGTGGTACATTTGACGTGAGTATTATCGAAATTTCAAATCTAGATGGAGAATTCCAATTTGAAGTATTAGCAACCAACGGTGATACATTCCTAGGTGGCGAAGACTTTGACCAACGCATTATGGATTTCATCATTGATGAATTTAAGAAAGAGTCAGGTGTTGACCTTAAGAAAGATCAACTAAGCCTACAACGCTTAAAAGAAGCCGCAGAAAAAGCTAAGATTGAATTGTCTAGCAGTAATCAAACTACAGTAAATTTACCTTATATCACAGCTGATGCCAATGGCCCTAAGCACTTAAATGTGACTATCAGCCGTGCTAAGTTTGAAAGCCTAGTTGAAGATTTAATTACTCGTAGTATCGAACCATGTAAAGTTGCATTAAAAGACGCAGGTGTGAGTGCCAGCGATATCAGTGATGTTATTCTAGTTGGCGGTCAGACACGTATGCCTAAGGTACAAGACGCAGTTAAAGAACTGTTTGGCAAAGATCCACGTAAAGACGTTAATCCAGACGAAGCAGTGGCTGTTGGTGCAGCTATCCAAGGTGCAGTGCTTGCTGGTGATAAGACAGACGTTCTATTACTAGACGTTACGCCATTATCACTTGGTATCGAAACAGTCGGTGGTGTAATGACTAAACTGATCAAAAAGAATACTACTATTCCTACTAAGGTTAGTCAAACATTCTCAACAGCAGATGATAACCAACCAGCAGTCACAGTTGCTATCGCACAAGGTGAGCGTGAGTTTATCAAAGACAATAAGCGACTTGGTGAGTTTAATCTAGAAGGTATTGAACCAGCACCACGTGGTGTGCCAGCAATCGAGATCACACTGGACATTGATGCTAACGGTATCTTGAAAGTAAGTGCTAAAGATAAGAAAACAGGCAAAGAAAACAAGATCACTATCAAGGCTAACAGTGGATTATCAGAAGATGAAATTAATAAGATGGTTGAAGAAGCTGAAACTAACGCAGAAGCAGACAAGAAACAACGTGCTCTAGTTGACAGTCGCAACAATGCTGACAGCCAGGTATATCAAGTTAATAAAACACTTAAAGATCTAGGTGATAAAATTTCAGCAGATGAGAAAACAGCAATTGAAGACGCAGTTAAGGCAGTAGAAAAAGCCATCGAAGGTGATGATGTACCTGCTATCAGTGATAGTGTAGACGCACTGACTAAATCTGCAGAACCACTATTTAAAGCATATCAGGCTAGTGAAACTGCTAAACAAGCAGAAGTACAACCCGGTGCTGAACAGAATTCAGAAAAACCCAGCGATGTAGTAGATGCTGAGTTCACTGAAGTTAAGAAGGATGCCTAAGGGGTCCTTGATTTAATCTTGCTTTATATAAGGAGAATAAGCTATGAAACAAGTATATATTAACAGTTTGGATATTCCAAGTATCCAAAGATTTGCAGTTGGATTTGACCGCATGTTTGATGAGCTCAGCAGAACAGCTGGCACATTGAATGCCAGTAACTATCCACCTTACAACATCATCAAAGAAACAGAAACTATCTGGAAGATCGAAGTAGCAGTGGCAGGCTTTGATGAAAGTGAGTTGGATGTTGAGATCATCAACAACGAACTGGTTGTTACCGGCGCGGTCAACAAAGAAAACAAAGCGGAACAACAATATCTACATCAAGGTATCGCTGGCCGTGACTTTGAACGCACATTTGCTCTCGCAGACAATGTAGAAGTCAAGGGTGCCGCAGTTAAAAATGGTATCTTAACTGTTACTTTAGAACATATCGTTCCAGAGTCAGCTAAGCCAAAAAAGATTGCAATTACCTTTCAGAAGTAGTATAATACATAGTAAGGGCGGTATAAAAGCCGCCCAACTATTCAAATAATAATGACATTCGAAAAGGAACTTATGGGTACTAAAGCAGTTACAAGAGTAAGACCTACTCCTAATCTAAACTTGACTGAACCCCCAATGTATAAGGTTATCTATATCAATGATAGTGTTACTACTATGGAATTTGTAATCGAAACATTAGTCACTATCTTTAACCATAGTCCAGAATCTGCTGAAGCCGTTACTAAGAAAATACATGAAGAAGGTAGTGGCATAGCGGCAATACTTCCTTATGAAATGGCTGAACAAAAAGGTGTCGAAGTAACACAGCTAGCCCGTAACAATGGTTTTCCTTTAAATATCAAATTAGAACCCGCAGAATGATTTTCAACAAAGTACAGGAATTAAAAGCTCAAGGACTGCGTATAGGATTTACAGCCAGCCAATTTGACATGCTACATGCAGGTCACGTTGCTATGTTAAGTGAAGCTAAAAATCACTGTGATTATCTTATCGCTGGCTTACAGAACAATGCCAGTTGGGACCGTCCTGAAAAGAACGCACCAATACAGTCAATCGTAGAACGACAAATCCAACTAGCGGCAACACGCTATGTAGATGAGATCGTGGTCTATAACACAGAAAAAGATCTTGAAGATATCTTGCTAACATTACCTATCGATGTTCGTATCTTAGGAATAGAATATCAAGACAAAGACTTTACAGGTAAAGATATCTGTAATAAACGCAATATTAAGTTAATATTTAACAGTCGTGATCACAGTTTCAGTTCTAGCAGTCTACGTAAACGTGTAGTAGAAGCAGAAAGTAAAAATAATGGCTGATATAATGTTAGATTTAGAAACACTGAGTACACGCCCAGATGCTACTATCTTGACCTTTGGCGCTTGCAAGTTCAGTCCTTATAATCAAGAACCTATAGACAAAGGCATTTACTTCCGCGTCAGTGTAGATGAACAGATCGCACTTGATCGACATGTAGATGACAATACAGTCGAATGGTGGGGTCGACAAGCAGATGATGTCCGTGAAGAAGCACTTGGTGAAGGCAATCGCGTTTCGCTAGATGAGTTTACTCGAGAATTAAATAGATTTATCGTAGGCTGTGATAACATTTGGGCGCAGGGTCCTGTGTTTGACATTGTTATCTTAGAAAACCTATATCGTCAGTTAAATTTACCTTGCCCATGGCAGTTCTGGCAGATCCGTGATAGTCGCACGCTATTAAGCACACACGGTGATCCCAGAGATAAAAACAAAGCAGGCCTGCACAATGCCTTAGAAGATGCAGTAAGTCAAGCACAGGCAGTGCAGACTGTATTTAAACAATGCGGTATTACGGAGAAACGTTAATGAATATTATATTTGGTCGCGAAAACGCTGAAAAATTACGTGAAAAATACACAATACTAGACCTAGAAAAACTAGTAGTAGAAGGCAAAGAAGTAGAAGTCTTCTGCTTGATCCCTGCCGAAAAAATAGCATTACCTGACCTACCACAGTTAGAGCAATGGACTAAGTTACATAACGATTTCTTACATGGGTATCACACCCAACAATGGAACTACTGCCGCCAATGTATCGAGCATTTAACAGGTAAATTTGGTGGTGAAGTTGACACATTCTACGAAGAAATCCTCAAACGCATAGAAGTCGCAGAAGAAGTAAAATCAGACTAATCTAGTCAACAATACACATAGTTAATTTCTAGCGGTTCCGAGTAAATAGTAATAAGGAGCCGAGAAAATGAAACTATGTATTTCATTCCTACTACTTTCAGCAGCGTTTGCGGTATCTGCACAACCCTTGCCTGATTACACATTTAAGAGCCCAGCATTTAACGGTAATGGTTATAGTGCTCACATCCTCACCATTGAAAATCAGGAACACAATCGCAGAGAAGCCATACAAAAAGAAATACAGGCCAAGCTAGAAAAAGAAGCAAACGAAGCTAAAAACACCAACATCGCCAAGTTTATGAACAACTTGGAATCGCGTATCTATGCCCAGATCAGCCAGAATCTCGCAACAGCTATGTTTGCAGATGGCGGTAGCAATAGCGGCACCTTAAACTTTGAAGGCAACATAATCAATTGGACTAAGAGCAGCACTGAGATTACCTTAAATGTAACAGATTACGTAGGAAGTTCTACCAGTATCACTATACCGTTAGGACAATTTGTATTCCAATAAAATGAAAAAACTTGTAGTTATATTGATGTTGTTCATGCTGGCAGGATGTGCTACAACTAGTAAGTTCAGCTCACCTGAAAAGCCAACACAGGTCAAGAACCTGATGCAGAAAGAGTTTGACACTATACCACCGCCAGCAGGTAAGCCTGTGGTAGTAGCTGTGTATAGCTTTTTAGATAAGACAGGACAGCGTCGTCCAGCGGCAACTATCGCTAATTTGTCCACTGCGGTCACACAGGGTGCTGATGCATTCTTGATCAAAGCTCTGGGAGATGTGGGACAAGGTCGTTGGTTTACTGTGGTTGAACGTGTGGGCATTGACAGCCTAACTAAAGAGCGTCAACTTATCCGCCAGATGCGTGAAGCCTACGACGGTGCTAATGCTAAACCATTGAGCCCGATGATGTTTGCTGGGGTGATCATAGAAGGTGGTATCACAGGCTATGACACCAGCACTAAGAGCGGTGGTTATGCGGCACGTATCCTAGGCATAGGGCCACAGACACAGTATAGTGAAGATATAGTAACAGTAAGTTTGAGATTGATTAGCGTTAATACCGGCAAAGTTTTAGCCAGTGTTAACGTGCAGAAAACGATCTATAGCACCAGCGATAGTCTAGCAGTGCTGAAGTTTGTTAAAGATGGTACGCAGGCGTTTGAACTAGAAGCAGGACTCACTATAAATGAGCCCGGAACGCAAGCGGTCAAGGCAGCAGTTGAAGCGGCTGTCGTTGAACTGATCAAGGAAGGTCAGGTCAAAGGTGTGTGGGACTTCAAGACTGATGACATTGTTGGCGCTGGATCTAGGGTAGACACTCCCTCGGCTCCTACCCAAGTAGAGATCAA